TTATAGAACTTATCTAGGTTATTCAACTATTATCACCCCTATTATAGAATAACAAAAAATAGTTGACTTTTTATATTTAGTAAGTTTATAATACGAGTGAGTCGAGCAGAATGACTAACATTATATTAGAATCGAGGTATAATATGAGCGAAGTAATAAATTGGTTAGAAAAAGAAATGAATAAACAAAATTTATTCTATTTTAAAAAAGTAAGCGATAATGAAATTAAAGCATACTTTAAAGTAGATGATAGTGTATTCGCTACTTTTTATATAGACAAAATAAAAGAAATGATAAATTGGAAGTGATGAAGATATGGCAAGAAAACCATATTTTGCTAAAAAAAGACCTGGATGGGCTAAACATAAAAAAAACTTCTATCATTTAAAATTTAATAAAGTAGAAAGGCAAGCTAGTAAATTAGAAGTAAAGAAAAGAAGTGATGAAAATGGATAATAAAATGTCAAAAGAAACAAAACAGAATTGGTTTGATTACCCACAAAAATGTAAGTTTTGGGACAAAGGTATTGACTATGTTATGTTTATTGATGAAAATGGTAATTCAAACGGAATAAATGATGTTTTTAAAAAAAGACTTAATAATATTCCTATTAGTGATGATGAAAAATATTTTACGGTGACAGGCTGTATATTTGAAAAAAAAAATTACTCTATAATGAGAAATACTATTAGAAAGTTAAAGGAAAAATATTGGGATAACGGTTATTACTATGATACCAAGCATAAAGATACTAGATATGTTTGTTTACATTCAAGAGAAATAAGAATGCATACTGGTGCTTTTAACGACAGCTTAATTGAATATAATAAATTCATAAACGAATTAAGTTCAGTTTTAGAAAATATTAACTGTAAAATTATTTCTATTACTATTAATTTAGAAGAATATATTATTAAAGGAGAATCTTCTCCAATTTATGAAAAAGCATTTGATTTATTATTAGAAAGATTTATTTATGCAACTAAAAACAATAAAAAAAGTATTATAATGCTAGAATCTCGTGGTAAAAAAGATGACAAAGATTTGTTAAAACATATTTATGATATTATTGGTTATAAAGGGACTTCAAATATATCGAGTAATGAATTAATTTCAAAAATAAACGGCGTATATTTTAACCCTAAATGGTATGGTGGTTACTCTTCAACATTTGCTGGATTAGAAATAGCTGATTTATTCTCATATCCTATTCATCAATTTGTAAAATATAAAAAAAGCAATCTATCATTTCAAACAATTGAAAGAAAAATTGATTGCTATCCAAATTATAAAAATAAAGGTATTAAAATTTATCCAAAAGAAAAAGATGAAATACATCATCTTTAACCGTCCGCAATACTGCGAACCCCGAAGCGTTCTGCTTCCATGACTAAATGATATCACAAAGAACATCATTTGTCAAATATAATATATGCAAATTAAATAACATTATACATACAAAAAGAAAAGACTAGAACTGCTGGAACAGAACTAGTCAGAGTGCATAAATAAAATACTAACACGACTAAATGTAGGATTTTTCTATGCACTCTAATTATAACAAAAGTAATTTCTTTTGTAAATAAGGAGAGTGAAAAATATGGATTTAAAAACTTATGAAAGAACTAGATATCAAAACATATATAGACACAAGAAAAATAAAAATTATGTAATAATGATGAGTAAGCCAGTTAAAACAAGCATTTCAAGAATAGATGGTAAAAAGATAATGCGTGTAGAAGATGCACTTGATATTAGAGATAATAAAAAATTAAAAATAATAAAAGGTAATGAAACATTACATAAAGATGATTTTGATGTTTTATGGAATAAATATATGGAAATTTGTAAAAGTGAAAAACATTTGGCATATAACACTATCATTAGAAAAGAAAAAACATATAATAAATATTTAAAGGATAAAATTAAAATGAAAGTTACTAAAATAAGTAAAGATTATATCGCGAATTTTATTCAAAAACAAAGTTGCAGTGACAAAACTAAAAATCAAATACTAAAAGAATTAAAATCATTTTTCAATTGGTGTTTAGAAGAAGATTATTTAATTTATTCCCCAGTAAAAAAAATCAAAAAGTTAAAAATAGAAAAGGTAGAAATGAAATATTGGACGCCCGAAGAATTGAAAAAATTTATTAATACTATCGATAAAGATATAGAAGATCACACAAATGAAAAAAAAGCTAGATTAATAAAAGTGTTTACATTAATAGAGTTTAGTTTAGGAGATAGAGTTGGAGAAACAAGAGCATTAACATTTAATTGTTTTGATAGCATTAAAAATACCGTCAGCATAAAACACTCAATTAATTATGATAGAAAAAGTAGTGATTTTTTATCTAATACTAAAAACTATCAGTCACAAAGGGTTGTAGATATTACCGACAAATTAATTAATGAAGTTGCGTCATATCAAAAATACTTAATTGAAAATACTAAATATAATATTAAAGATAATAATTTAATTTTCTTTAATTATTCAACAAACAAACCCTACAATGACGCAACTTTAAGAAAGCATTTTAAATATTATTGCCATAGAGCTAATGTAACGGAAATTAGAATGTATGATTTAAGACATACTTATGTTGCTACTATGATGTTAGAAGGGAAAGAGCTATATCATATAAGTAGCAGGATAGGACATAGTAACTACTCTACTACCGTAAACAAATATGGTCATCTATCACAAAAAGCTAGAAAGGAGGTAGCAGAAATTACTGATAAATATATCTAATAAAATGAAAGTCAGAGTAATTTTGAGAGTAATTTTTATAAAGTCGTTGAAATATAAGGGTTTATTTACTATAATAAGTGTCCATACTGGTCACCATTATAAATATTAATTCCTTATCAGATAAGGAATTTTTTTATTATATTTTATATTTTTACTCCCGTTTTTACTCTCATTTTACCAACTTTAGAGTAATTTTAGAGTAATTTTCTGCGAATAATTATGAATTGTAAAAGCTTAAGAATAAGAACAAAAAAAGGAGTTAAATATAAATACTGCATTATACTAAAAAAAGAAATTCAATATAGTAATTGTAATAATTGTAAATATAAAGAATACAAAAATAATTCTATATACAAATGGAAAAAATCTAATAAACTGGCTAAACTAGAAAGAAATAGATTTAGTGTATTCACCGACGACTTAAATACTTGTTACTTATGTGGCTATCCTAAACAAGAATTACATGAAATTTTTGCGGGGTCTAATAGAAAAAATTCTATGAAATATGGTTTTGTTTTACCTCTATGTCATAAATGCCATTCAGAGATACAAAATAACGCCAATTTTAACCATTTTTGGTATAAGAAGTGTCAATTATACTGGGAAGAGAAAATTAGCACTAGAGAGGAATTTTTGAGGGTATTTAGGAAAAGTTGGCTATAGAAAAAGAGGATAATAATTTAATTATTCTCTTTTTACACTTGCTCTTTTACTTTATTTTCGTCAGCACTTGGTATTCCTATTCTAGACAAATAACTCGCAAAATTATGTGATAATTCTTCTCTATAGAAATATTTTATACTCGAAACATAATTTTCTTTCTTAAACTGTGACATATCTGCAGTAAAAAAGTATTTAAAATCGACTATAAATGAATCTAATAATGAATTTTTTAATTTAACTTCATTGCTAAGTTCTATTAAATAAAATCTAGGTTTTTCTCCATTTCTATATGAGTTCAAAGCAGATTCTTTTTTTATTTCAACTGTTTTAATATCTAAAAAGTCTAAATAACTACCCCTTTTAAATTCTTCTAGCAAAAATAATGGTGCAACTAATATGGATAAAACAGAATTAGAATTTTTATCATAAATTCGCTCTAAATCACAAGTTTGTGATAATACAACTACATATTCAAATTCAACTTCACTTACAGAAATATTTTCATCTTTAGCTTCGACATTTCTAAACAATTTAATATTTTTATAAATGTCACCTTGTTCAATAAGTTTTTCCAAATTATTTCTTTTTTCAATCATTATTTAAATTTTATACTCCAGTTTCTTACTGTTGCACTCTTTATAGAATATTCATTATTTTTTACATATTCATTATTTTCAACACTATTTGTCTTTTTATCATCAAATTTTGTTTTAATTAATGAAGTTTCTTCACCAGTTATAAAGTTAGTCTCAAATTTTGTTTTATATTCAATATTATCATTCAATATATCTGATAAGAAAGCTGAATTATTCATCCATTTCCCTCCTTAATTTATTATCTATAATATTTTCAAATATTTCAATATTTTTATCGTGAATTATATCTAAAACTTCAATAACATCATCTTGTTCTATCATTGAATTAGTAAAACCATCAATATCAATTAAAAATATTTTTTCCATTAAATCGGCAGGCATATTTCTGTTTGGAATACCATATCGTAATCTACATAGTAAGTTCTTTTCATCATCTATTTTAAACTCAATTGTCTGAATTTCTTGTAATATTTTTTCATTATCTATGAAGCAGTTTTTTAATAATAAATTATTATTAATATAGCCATCCCACTCAAAGATTTCTTTTTTATCTTTTATTGGTTGCTTTATTTGATTTACAAATCTTAAACCAATTCTATTATAATTTTTTATTCCATAATCTTCCTTTAGAGATGTAATTACTTTTTCTAAAATAGGTTTTATTTTATTAAAAGACACATATTTTAAGGTTTCAAAGACTATGCTATCACTATTAATTATTATTCTTTCAGTGCGATCAGTATTATACAAAACTTGTCTAACTTTCAATTCTGGTTCTGAAAGAATCGGTTCAACACTTTTACTTTCATTTTTTAATATGATATTTCTATTTTTAATATCTATTTTTTCATTTATTGGATAATCACTATTTAGTAAGTTTAAAATACTATCATAATCTCCTTCATCTAATTTGTTTTCTAAATCTAACCTAACTATAAAATTACTAATGAAATTTTTTTTGTATACTTTTTCCATATTTTTTGTGCTTTTTTCCATTTGATTACCTCCTCTATTATAATAATAGAATAACACTTAATTAAATTTAATTCAATTAAATTAACAAACTTTCAAAAACTTTACTTTTTTTGAAAGCGAGATATACTGTACCACATCTATTTTTTCTAGTCAATAAGATTATATGATTAAGTAACAAATATGTGTGTATACCTGTAAATAAAAAGAAGTAAGTCTATTTGCTTACTAATTCATTATACATTTTAGTAGTACCATTTAACCAATACTGGTTTAAATTATTTGGATCATTACTTGCTCCAATTGGGCAATATTTTGGTTGAATTTTTTCTAGAGTATCTAAACCAATATCAAAGTAATTATATTTAAGATTACTAATAAAAGCTGATATACCATCGTTTAATGTATCGTAATAAATCAAACCTGTGCTGCACATCATACCACCAACGTTGTTTAAATTTTTAAATGCCTCACTTGTATAATTTCCAGTTTCCCATTTTGAAATTGAAATGCTTATTAAAATCTGTTCTTCATTTAAACCTATTTCCTGACCTTTTTGAGCGATTAAACAACTTGTACTATCAAATAGACATTCTTGTTGTGTTTCTTCCAAATTTGCCTCATTTTGAGAGGTAGGATTGGTTGTAAGTGTTTCAGTATCTATTACTTTATCATTTATAGTTACTTTAACTGAATCTAGATTATCTTTTTTAAAGATAGTGTATATGTCTAATCCCACATTTAAAATTAGCATATAAATGATTGCTACTTTAAGTAGTCTAGGTAACTTATTAAATAGTTTAGCAATTAAATTATCAAATGCTCTAATAATTGAATAAATAAAGTATACCAAACCAACTAATAAATAAATTATGTTTCTAATAATAGTTTTAATTAATTTAATAAATAATCGTTTTAATTTTCTTTTAATTCTATTCTTTTTAGAATATCTTACTGCTCTACTTTCCATATTAACGAGCCACCTTCCCAAAGGATAATAACTCGTCACCAGAATAAATAGGAACATAATTATTACTAGACATTTTATAAAATTTTATAATCAACTTAACCCCTTTTATTAATTTTTTCATTGACTTTTAGTAACGAACTTTTTATAATGGTTAGTAGAAAAGATTATTTAATCTTTTCTACTATGATTATGTTTTCGTGTTTAACGATTGCATAACCGTTCTTTGCTAATTCGTAGCACTCTGCTAAAGTTAAACTACGAATTGGCTTTTTCTTTATATTGTTCATTACTCTCTCCTTTCTTGTAAGATATTGTCTTTCTTTATCTTACATACCTAGTATAACATAAACTTCGTACTAAGTCAATACTTTTTTACTAATTTGTTGACTTTTTTCGTACCAAGTTATATAATCTAATAAAGGAGGTACAAATGAGTTATAATAAAAAAGAATATGATGCAAATTATCTAAAGAATAATTATAAAACATTTAAAGTAGATTTAAAAAAAGATGAATGGGAAATTGCAGACAAATTGTTAAAAGAACACAATATCACTAAAGTTGAATTAGTAAGATTAGCACTTAAATCATTAAAAAATGGTACACTAAAAAAAGAGGAATAAGCAAGTTAATGCCTACTCCTCTTTTCTTATTCAATAACAATTTGAAATTTAGTAGCCGATACTCCCATTGCTCCGCCATAACCATCTTGTCCATTGGTTTTTTCATTATCATACTGCCAATCGTAATCATTAACCTTATATTTAGCCCTTTTATATGGTCTAATATCATCAGGTGTGTAGTAATATGCTTCTATACAGTCAATTACATTCTTTCCATCACCTGCATATCCATTCTTGATGTCATTGATGTCATATCCAGTTACATAACCGTACCATTTACCACCTTTAATATGCACTCTATACTTTATACTTCCTTTATCAACTCTCATAGCAATACCAGTTATAGGGTCACCTTTATAACCTGCATTATCTTCTAGATTTTTAACTTCAGGAAGCCAACCATACTTTTTAGTTTTAACTTTATAATATACATTTACTGTAGAACTCTGTGAATTACTCTGTGTTGTTGTAGAACTATCATTCATACAAGATTTTACCATATTTAAAAATCTATCCCAACCTAGATCCATTGTTCTATGTGGACAGTATTTTTTATCAGGAGCGTAATCATAATGTCTCTTGACTACATCTATACTCCAGTTATACTTTTCAAGCAAATAGGCTATTAATTCGGCTGCATTTTGTTCGGCTTTAGTAAACTTATCTCCACCACTTTTTGAATAGCAAATTTCAATAGCAATTGTTTTTCTATTGCCTGTACCATTACCGTCACTTGCATGCCACCCATTTCTATTTAAAGGTAATCCCTGTACTGCTTCTTTATCATCTACTGCATAATGATAAGATGTCTCATAATTGTTATTGGTCATGTAAGCTATTTCATTTTCAGCACTAGCGTCATTTGCGGTATTATGTACTGTTATCCCAATTGGTTCCATTTCGTAAGGACATTTAATTGAATACTTACTTTCTGGAACTAATTTTTCTACTATTTTAATCATAGTTACTCACCTCCATTTATTATTTTATTCAAATTGTTAATAATGTCATAGGCACCACCAGTACCAAGTCCTACAGTAACTATTACTAAATTAATATCTTTAGTCATAAAGTAATAGATAGTACCTGCAATTACACCTATGATTAAATTTTGTATTGGTATTAATTTATTATTAAACCAAGATACCTTTTTGGCAATTAAGCCACATATAAATGTAACAACTATTGTTACAATACTAATTATTGTTGAAATTTCCATAATTTTTATCCTCCTAATCCTACTTTTGCAAGTGCATATCCTACAATTGCACTTACAATTACTGTAATAATTGTGTTTACCACGCTATCCCACCTTTTGATAGGTTTACTTTCTATTGCTAACACTCTATTATCTATCTTGTTGATATCTTCTCTCATAGCTTTTATTTGCATCGCTAATTCTTTTACCGATATTGTAAGTTCGTGTATATCATCTACTTTAGGTTCTAGATTATCAAGCCTTTTAGTATTTGATTTACTTCTATCTGTTGTTTCTACTAACATAGTCATTTCCTCTTTAGTCACTATTACTCCACCTCACTTACTGTTTTTACATTAGTTAATGCAGTAAATTTGCTTGTTATCCACTCTTTTTCAGTATCTGATTTTACGATGATTAAGCAATTTGTTGGTACGCCACTAAACATACTTGAATACGATGTTACTTTATCAAAAGTGAAATTTCTAATATCTAAATTTGTTAAACTCTCGCAGTAATAAAACATATAACTCATATTAGTTACTTTACTTGTATCAAAACTAGATACATCTAATGAGGTTAATCTAGAACAATATTGAAACATCTTACTCATATTAGTTACTTTACTTGTATCAAAACTAGATAAATTTAATGAAGTTAAACTCCGACAGTTATAAAACATCTCACTTATATTAGTTACTTTACTTGTATCAAAACTAGATAAATTTAATGAAGTTAAACTCTCGCAGTAATAAAACATACCTCTCATATT